TTCCGTTGCCGAAACTAAATCTGGCATTGCATGGAAACCGCAAATTGACTTTAGAGGAGTATACATTGATTTGTGGTGCACTTGAAGTGAATACAGACTATTTTCTGAAACCCCGTATGCCGGACAAAAAATAAGAGGGGAGATGATTGGACGGTGAGTAAGAAGAAATCTGAAAGCGGAAAAGTTATACTTTCAGAACGGATAATTAACATTGGTGAATTAGAAGCCTTTATCAGAAGTGCGTATATGGACACAGTAAGGGTACGAACGTTGGCAGAAGAAGGGAGAGGGATTGAGTGAGAAAGGCAAAAAAGAAAAAGACCACTTCGGGCAGGAAGCAGTCCTTTTCAAGAGAAGAAGTAGCTTTCTTATATGCTTGTTTGTTAATTAAATCTCGATTCCGTGAGTAGCTAATTCTTTTCGTAATTCCTCATGATAAGTTTTTAGAAGTGTAATGGAATAATTCATAAGAAGTTGGTTTTGCTGGACTGCTTTTTGAAGTTGCTCATCATCCAAGTTGAGGACTTCATCAATTTTCCCATTAGTAATATCCTTTACGGACTTATCAAGAGAGGTCGCAATTACTTTATTAATATCCATTTAAAGTTCTCCTTTCATAATACTCGACATGGCAGTGCCTGTACAAAGAATTTTAACACTGAAGGAGAACATTTACAACAATAGTAGAAGGGAGAGTGAGAGATGAAAGAAGAAAAGAGCAACAAAGTGAGATATTTCATAATTGGAATATCTATCATATTAAATTCTGTCGGAGTTATAGCAAATTCAATTGCAATAATAATGAGATTATGCCAGTAAGCAATAGAAGGGAGGAAAAGCGATGTGGATTTCAAGAAGAAAAGCAGATGCATTGGAAAAAAGAATTGCTGACCTTGAATTGCAGGTTCAAAGTCAGCAGGAAAAATTAGAAACTTTTCGCAATCTTTGGATAGAAAGACAAAAGTTTCTTTCTAAATCGAGTCCGAAGCATCATTGGAATTAGCAAAACCTATTCTTCTCGCAGGTTTAGTTTTATCTTCACGTTCAACAGATGTGAGTAAGAAATATAGCATACAAGAATAGTTTGACAACGGAGGAGATGATGCACAAAGCAGGAAAAGGGTACAAGCAGGCTGTCATATGATTTAACGGAGGTGGAAATGTATGGCAAAGAGAAAGAAAAAGGAGATTACCTGCAGCGTAACGATAACCGAGGGAGCATCGGAACGGCTTACCAAGGCATTGGTTAAGATCCATTATCAGCGGAAGCGTGATGAAGAGATGCGCGGGATAACGAAGGATGAAACCGCTTAGGCGGTAGCGGCGG